TAACCCCCGTACCGCTATGGCAGCAGAGGCTAAAGCCAAAGTTTTGGCACTGGTATCTGAAGGTATGTCGGTACATAGGGCTATGGAACAAAATGGCAAAAAGCCAGACACTGTTCGTATCTGGTGTCTAAGAGACCCAGCCTTTGCTACCGCCCTTGTCGAGGCAAAGGAAAACGCTAAAGAGCGTTCATTAAAAGCCATGGGCGTAGCCCGTGAAGATATTACCTTTCCTCAGTTCTCTGAGATGTTTTTGGACCAGCGGGTTTTTCCACATCATATGGATTGGATTGACCTATTAGAGGGACGCGAGCCATCATGGCTGCACCCCAATATGATTTACGAGCCAGGCAATCGGAACCGCCTACTTCTAAACGTTCCCCCTGAGCACGCCAAATCAACCGTCATTACGGTTAACTACGCAACTTATCGCATCGCTCTCAATCCGAACGTCCGCATTATTGTGGTCTCGAAGACCCTTGTTAAAGCACGCGAGTTCGTGTACGCAATCAAGCAGAGATTATCCCACCCGCGCTGGCTAAAGTTGCAAACAACTTTTGGACCAGAAGGGGGCTGGAAAGAGGACTCAGATACTTGGCGAGTTGACACGGTCTACCTTGGGAGTGATGCGAGAAACTCAAGCGAAAAAGACCCAACTATTCAGGCACTGGGTATGGGTGGTCAGATTTACGGAGCACGTGCTGACCTGATTATCCTAGATGACTGTATAACTACCTCTAACGCTCACGAGCATGAGAAGCAGATTAACTGGCTGCAAAAAGAAGTTATTACCCGTCTGGGCAAGAATGGTAAGTTACTGGTGGTAGGTACCCGTATTGCGCCATCTGATTTTTATAAAGAACTCCGCGACCCTAAGCATTGGTCTGGCGGCAAGTCACCCTTTACATACATGGGTATGCCAGCAGTTCTTGAGTATGGAGATAAGCCAGAAGAATGGGAAACCCTTTGGCCTGCAAGTGATACACCCTGGGACGGGGATGAAGATACCCCACCTAATGAAGAAGGGTTATACCCTAAGTGGGATGGCGAAACGCTTTTCAAGCGTAGAAGCGAAGTAACCCCAGCAACATGGGCGCTTGTTTATCAACAAGAAGATGTAACTGAAGACTCTATCTTTCCACCTGAACTGGTGCAAGGTTCTATCAATGGTATGCGTAAGCGTGGTCCATTAAAGCCAGGTGCTACAGGACATCCACCTCAGGTTGAGGGTTACACTATTGTGGGCTTTGACCCCGCTATGGCGGGTAACGCTGCATTTGTGGCTATTACCTATAACAGGACCGATGGAAAGATTTATGTTCTAGAGTGTTTAAACATGCCAGACCCTACGCCACAAAAGATTAGGCAAGCCATTGAAGATTTTACGCTTCGGTACAGACCGCAAGAGTTCCGCGTTGAAATCAACGCCCACCAAAAAGCCTACTCCCTCGACGAGGAACTACGAACATGGCTCTCTTCACACGGCGTACGGCTTAATTCTCACTTTACAGGCAAGAACAAATGGGACACAAACTTCGGTGTGGCATCAATGTCAACACTCTTTGGCACTACACGCGAAGGAAAGTTCCAAAAGAACAACATTATAGAATTACCTAGTACTGAAAACTCAGAAGGTATGAAGGCGTTAGTGCAACAGTTAATTACCTGGAAGCCTGACACCAGAGGTAAGACAGATACTGTTATGGCTTTGTGGTTTGCGGTTATCCGTGCCCGTGAGTTTATGCAACAGAACAGTAACATATCTAGATACGCCAACAATCGTTGGGCTACTAGAGCGCAGCAACATAAACGAACATCAATCAATCTAGATGATGCCGCATCTGAAATGTGGCAACAACAATACGGATAAGGAATAACTATGGTACTACCACTAGTAGGGTTAGCAGCAGGAGTAGCGGCCCGTGCTGTTGCAAAGAAGGTTGCATCTAATGCCGTTAAGAAGGCAGCAACTAAAAAGTTAGTTAAAGAGGCTGCTAAGAAAAAGCCACTTACTAACCCTAAGTCTGCTGTTAAAGTAAAGCCTGCTGCTAAGCCAGTTGGTAATAGACCTAATCCTTCTAAAGCAGAAGAAGAAATGATTTCTAGTGTGTCTCGTGGTGGAGTAGGTCGTCAACTTGGTAAAGCAAAAACTGCTCGTAAATTTCAATCTTCTACTAATAAAGCCAAGCCTAATGCTAGTACACCATCACGTACTCCAGAACAAGGTAACCGTGGTGCATTTAGTTACAATACTGTAAAAATTAATTCACAGCGCAATTTAAAAAAGAAGTAATAGTTTTTAATCAACCGTTAGGACAATAATGCTTTCTATAGAACAAATTTCTGCACGGGTTGCATCACTTAAAGACCGTGCTGCAGAGCGTGATGCACGCCAGCAAGATGTTCTTGCCGTCCGTAAAGGACAGATAGCAAGTGTTTACCCAGACTTCTTTCCGCAGGGTGTTGACGCTAACGTAGTTGCTAACTTTATTGACATTGTAGCCCGTGACCTATCAGAGGTTATGGCTCCACTACCATCCGTTAACTGTTCTGCTGCTAATCAAGCAAACGACCGTGCTCGTAAGTTTGCAGACACACGTACTCGTATTGCTAACAATTATTTTGCAAACTCTGATTTGCAAGTACAGATGTACACAGGCGCAGACATGTACATCACATTTGGTTTCGTCCCTTTCATTATTGAATTAGACGAAGAAGCAGGGCTACCGCGTATTCGCGTAGAAAATCCAATAGGGGCTTACCCAGAATTTGACCGCTACGGACGCTGTATTGCCTTTGCTAAGCGTTATTACTTGAGCATTGGAGAACTCGCTTCAGAGTTCCCTGAGTATGCAAGAGAACTCCTTGGTCCAGAAATGTACAAGGGAGACCTTAACGCACAACTAGAGATAATTCGTTACTACGATGCACAACAATCTCTGTTGTTTGTTCCAGAAAAAAACAATTTAGTTTTATCTAAGGCGGCTAACCCGCTTGGTAAGATGATGGTTGTTGTTGCTAAGCGTCCATCAGTTGATGGTGAGATGCGTGGACAGTTTGATGATGTATTGGGTATTCAGTTGCTTCGTAACAGGTTCGCATTACTTGCGATGGAAGCAGCAGAAAAGTCAGTACAGGCTCCAATTGTTCTACCAACAGATGTAACAGAACTTGAACTGGGTGGCGATGCAATTATTCGCACAGCAAACCCAGCAGGTGTAAGACGCGTAGACCTTAACATTCCACCTGGCGCATTTACTGAGCAGGCTTTGTTACAGCAGGAACTACGAACAGGAACACGTTACCCAGAGGGACGTACTGGAAACATTGATGCTTCCATTATTACTGGTCAAGGTGTTCAAGCACTTATGGGTGGCTTTGATACACAGGTTAAATCTGCTCAGGCTATCTTTGCTTCTGCATTACGAGATGTTATCTCTGTATGTTTTGAGGTAGATGAGAAGTTTTTTGATGTTGAAAAGACAATCCGTGGTGTAGATGCAGGTTCTCCTTACAGCCTTACATACAAGCCAGGCAAAGACATTAAGCGTGACTTTACCGCTGATGTTAGATACGGCATGCTTGCTGGGCTTAACCCAGCACAGGGACTTATCTTTATGTTACAAGCACTAGGTGGTGGATTAATTTCTACAGACCTAGCAATGCGTGAACTACCGTTTGGTATTAACGTAACGCAGGAACAAGAAAAGATTGAAATTGAGAATATGCGTAAAGCACTGGTTAGTTCTTTACAAGCATACACACAAGCCATTCCACAAATGGCTGTGCAAGGTGGGGACCCATCAGCCGTGGTAAATAAAATCGCTGGAGTTATTAAGGCTCGTCAACGTGGCGTACCAATAGAGGATGCCGTTGAAGAAGTCTTTGCGCCAGAATTACCTCCTGCTGGTGCACAGGTTGAGCAACCGTCCCCTGTTCCCGCAGCGCCAGCAGGAGGCGCTTCTTTAGAACCACAGCAACCACCACAACTGCAAAGTCTTTTAGCAAGTTTAACATCAGGCGGAGAAGCCTCAGCATCGGCAAGGACAGTTACGCGACGTTAACTTAAGGAGGGGACAATGACAACGCTTGTAGCAATTCAAGGAAATGGTTGGGCAGCCGTTGGCTGTGATTCTCGTTCATCTGGTGATGATGGTCGCTTTATGGAACTGGCAACACATAAAATTATTGAAAACAATGGAATCTTAATTGCAGGTTCTGGTGCTAGTCGTGGCTCTAACATTTTGCAGTTTGGGTGGAAAGCACCTAAGCCACGTGTTACTGATGACTTAGATGTGTTTATGACACAGACTTTTATACCAGCAATGCGTAAATTATTTATTGATTCTGGTTATGACATGAAAGAAGACGGGGATGCCGCAGCACATGATTCACAATTTCTTATCGTCGTTCGTGGAGTTATTTATCCTGTCTTTGAAGATTATTCTTGGGACCGCGATGTTCGTGGTATCTATTGTTCTGGCAGCGGTGCTGACATTGCTCTCGGTGCCATTGAGGCTTTTGCTAGTTCTAGAAAACAAACTACGCCGAAGGTGGCGGAAGTAGATATTAGAATGGCAATTAAGATTGCGTCTCGCTGGGATATACATACTGGCGAGCCAGTTGTAGTAAAGATACAGAACGCAAAATGAGCAAAGAGTTTAGAGACAAAATAGAAGAAGCCTTAAAGATTCTTCTCGAAGAAGATACGAAGGGGACTGAGTTCATCTGCACTAACTGGTTAATGATAACCGAGTGGGCAGACTACGAAGGGACCCGATATTTACACACAGAAGTTAGCGAAGCCATGACACCATGGAACGCATACGGGATGATGAAGATGGCACAAGAGTACAACAGCGAAGTACTTGGTACTAAGCACGAACCTATTGAGCAAGAGGAGGATGAAGAATGACAACTGCCCCAGAAAATCGTGGTGGGATGCGTCCAACAGCCCCTCAGAATAATCCAGCAAATGTTTCAGCAACTGGTGGCGCAGGCCAATCAGGCCGTGCCACACAACCTGCACGATACATTGCTGGCTTGCCATACGGAGAAGGTCAAGCAACTATGGCGCAACAAACAGGTGCGCCTATGCAAGG